AAACTGGCCTTTGGTCAAGAAGTGCTGGTATGCATCGGCGTCAGCGCTTAGACCGTTGATTTTTTTGTACTCCTCGGCGTTGAATTTTGGGTCAAGCGTAGAGACAATAGCTTTTTCAGTGACCTCATATGCTGGCTTAAGGACATCAGACAACTTGTCAGTCTCTGTGCCAAAGTTGCCCATAGCCTCGTCATACTCGGCCTTGATTGCAACCTTGTCTTTTTGTAGGGTGGTAAGTTCTGCGGTAGAGCTATCCAGCACGGGTTTGTACGTGCTGGTGTACTCAGTGCTAAGATTTTTGGCGTAGGTGTTGTACGCAGTTAACGCCGCTTCTGCTGCATCACTATTGGCAGTCGTGCGATTGGCATCGTAATTTTTTACCGCTTGGTCGTACACGCCCTTTAGCCGATTTTGTTCCGCTACTTTGTTGTTTAATTCTGTAGCGGTTTTATCGTATTTAGCTTTGGCGGCAAGTTGAGCTTCGTAGTTGTCGCTCATTTTGTCTGAGGCAAGCGAGGCTTTTGAATACGATAAATCTACCGCAGTGGTTATATTTTTAAACCCGGTTGTAGCCATGTCCCCCAAAGCCTTGGTGCCAGATTTAATTAACGCCGCGTTGATTGCAGCGGATGCGTTGCCACCCTGCAACGCAGCCATAGTGGTGCCCATGAGAATGTCAGTAGCAAGTATCGTTTGAGATTTGCTTAGTAAGGCATCAGCGGTACCATTTTTGGGGTCGTATGCTCGGATAGCATCAGACACAATGCCTGATGCAGAAATCATTCCCGCCATGACTGCGGCGGTTGGGTTGGGGTTTTTTGTGAGGGCCGCTGTAACTGCGGACGAAATGCCCCCTTGAACAGTTTTGGGTAGTTGGGAAAAACTACTATTCTGGGAAGCCTTACCCATTACCGCCCCGACCGCAGCGCCAACACCGCCTTCGACAAACGCCTGCATGGGGTCTTTACCCGTCACAGCAGCGACAGTAGCGGCGGTAGCACCTTGCCCAATAATCTGGCCAGCAATAGCATTGCCGGTTTGTGTGGTAGCTGCGCTGGTAAAGTATTCTCCCCCGACTTGCGCAACTTCTTGGGCGACCATTGCCACCGCCATAGCAGTGGCTACGTCTTCAAATTTAGCGCCTTTGTCTATAGCATCTGCGCCAGCAATAAGTGGAAGTGCCCACGCATTACCTGTGGCTACTGCACCAATTTGAAGTGCAGTTCTAACGGGATTGTCTACAGCGTTTTGTATAACTCCCCCAACGGTTTTACCCACAGGGGCAACTACCTCTTTGTTGACGAACCTTCCTACTTCACCTAGCCCGTCAGTAACACCCTTACCAATTTCTTCGATACCTTTACCAACGTCTTCAACGGCTTTGATAATAGGGTTAAAAATTGGGGCGGGGTTACACATTTTCTTCCCCTAGTAAAGAGGCTTGCGCATACGTCATGCCACCCACTTTTTTAAATTTAATCTCATCAGAAGTAAACTTAATCTTGTTAAACGCTTGTCTAACTATGCGAGTAATCATGGGATCAGTTTCGTATATAGACACTATGGTAGTAACTCCCTCACTAAGAATCCGTGTGCCAAATTCTGCTAAGTTGTCTACCATGTTTTGGAGCGTGTCTACGTTCATAGCCCAAACTATAACTTTGTCACTGTCCTCGTCGTTACCACGCTTGTACATAAAAAACGTGTTACCAATAATCATACCTTCGCTGTTCATTGTTTGCATAATATGTGCAGTAGTAATCAGCCATACTTGCAAATCTTTTGTTGGGCCGGGTTTATTTTGCACGTAGTTTTGGTGATACTGCGTTAAGATTTGACCGTAGTTAAGTTGTGTGGTGCGGCTGTTTACGAGCTTCATGGTGTCACCCAACTTTCCAGTTGGTTCCATCGGAATAAACGGGCACTGTAACAGCCCCGCCGGTAGCCACCGTTGCGCCAAAAACTGGGGCTAACGCATCGGACACGAACGCCCGTGCCCCCGCACCGGAAGAAGCCGCGCTAGGCAGCGTAGCCACTGTGTACATTGTGGTAGGGGGGATAACGGTAGCATTTGAGTTCAACTGCCCCAAGACGCCCTGCAAGCGGACAAAGTACAACCGCAAGACGTTGTTCAATTGATCTTGGTACGGACGTGCGTATTCCTCGCCCGCTTGCGGTAATGCAGGGGGCGCAATTCTTTGAAGTGCGTACTCGGTCGTAATAAGCAAAGTCATCAGCGTCTTCCGTCTGGGCGCATGTCAATGCGCGGGGAACCAAGTTGCCAGTTCACGCCCAACGCGGTGGATTCAATCTTTATCGACATCTGACGGCCCCGCACGCGGGTGTAAATTTGCCCGGTAAATTCTTCAACAGGTAGCGTAGCAATCCGCGTAATGGTGGCGTAGCTTTGATCTGCCACCGAGTGGTTGGCGTTGGTAGCCGTATTAACGGAGTACCCTGACCCTGAATTTTTTAACGGGAGGAGGTACATAGTGACGCTTGGCGAATTTGCCGTTGAACCCTCAAACGTAATGTCGGGCAGCACGCGCCATACGAACATGAAGTTGTGCCCGTCGTCTAAGTCAAATTGCGACGAGATGATGTACGCCTCGATAGGAAGCACCGTGCCTGTAGCACCGTCGTCAACGCCTTGTTCGTGGTTGACTAGGTTGTTGGAATACGTCGCGGCTAGGGGGTAGTCACGTAGTCCAGAATCCAGCCATGCCGTACGGCCCATGGTGCCGTAGTACCACACGTTTTCTGTGTAGTTGTAAATCACGTAACGATCAATTGCGGTTGAACTAGAAGAGCAATAGAACCACCAGACTTCATTAAACCCCTCATTGGTTCCAGAACACACTTGTTCGTATTGCGAAGTGTTGATGTCTTCAAAAACATACCGGAGTAAGTCGCATGGGAGGCTTTGCGAACGCCCGTCGTATTTGTAAAACTTGTCCTTACCCATCCAGTAAGACACGCCGTTGGCGTACGCTATTGCGTTTTGGCCCACAATGGATATGTTCTCGCCCACGATCTGTGCGCCCCAAACAATAGGAGCACCGACGTACTGCAACGAGTAGAGCGCTGAATCCGTCCACACCAAAATCTCTTGGCGGGATTGGGTAGCAGTAATAATCTCAGACCCACGCGAAAGCCGCAAAAATCCTGCTTGGTTGGTTGATGCCGGTGCCCAGTTGTAGACGTCTTCTTGGTCAGACCACCGAATCAACATTGGGTCAACTGTGGCCGTGCCATAGTCGTTGCAACCAAACGCAAACACAAACCGGTTGATGTCGGACACCAGCAAATAGTTCTGCTGGATTGGCACGCTGGCGCTTCCGCCGTAGTCGCTTAGCAAGTACCCGTTTGGTAGCAGTTTTGAAGTGCCCACACCTGCGCTAGAAACATTGATAAGCGCTCCGCTCGGCGTAGTCGAAATATTAAACGTGATACCCGATGCGTTACGCACGTAGTACAGTTGTCCCGGTATCATGCCAACAGGCAGGGTGGCCCCGCTATCAGGAACAAACCGTACAGGGCTACCATTAGGCAATTCGGCAGCAGCAGAAATTACTGTGGGGCTTGCTACGGTTGCGGTAAACGTGCTGGGGATGTATCCATAACCTGCATCCCAATAATAGATTGCCCCGCCCCGAGGGCCAAAAACAAGGTCTTCGCCGTAGTTCTGTTGGCTCCACAGGCGAATGGCATCGGTGGAGGCTTGACCAATACCCCATACACCCCCACCCCATGGCCCTGCGCCCCACCCAACAAGCGGAACCACAAACGCTGGGCCTACGTTGATTTGGTATAGCGCGTACACAGTACCGCCACCTACGGCATTTGATGAGGCGTTTGAACTTGCTGTGATGGTGTACGTGGTAGCCCCGGTAACCGTAATCTGGTATTCACCAAAAATAGTCAACCCGCCTACAGCAGTGCCACCGTAAAACGATACGTAATCCCCGTCGCTGTATCCGCCGCTAGCATCGGTAACTTGGACGATTGGGGAGCTAACGTAGGTTGTGAACGGGTTAGTTAGCGTGACTTGTGCGCGAATAGGGGTGATGTCGTAGTAGTCCGCACCGGCTTCTAAATAAAACTTGACGTTGGTGCCTACGCCGACCAAATTGATGCCGCCGAGAGTTACCCAGTTCCACAAAGAACGGCATATGCCAAGAAACGTGTTTGTAGAGATACGCTGCCAGCCACCAATTTTCTCGGGCGTACCCCGCCGAAACCGAATCTTGTCCGACTCATAGTACCCGCCCTCGTTGGTGTAACGAGTATTTTCCCGGTTTACACCGGGACGTAGGGCAATTTTCTTTAGCGGCATGGCAGCGTTTACACGTTCCGTTCGAAGTGCGGGCAGTCTACCAAGCTCTTGAAGTTGCCGCCCCAACGGTTCTTGGGGTGCAAGGTTTCCCAGTATGCACCGAGGGGGGCTAAAATGCCTTTGTCCCAGATAATTTTGCCGTCCTTAAAGAAATTCAAGTCCATCGCGCACCGCTTGAGGTGGATGCTGTTCATGGTCTTGCTGCGACCTGTCTTGAAGTAGATGGCCTGTTGCTCCGGTGTACGGGCAAGTTCCCCTCCGGTGACCACAAACCCTTGCCGCGTGGCGTAGTCAATCAGGTTGCAAATGTCCAGTAGGAACGCTGCTTGTTCAGTTACTAAGCTCATTTTTTATCCTCATCTGTTTCGCCGTGGGACAACTTAACACCAGCCAGCAGTCCAATAAAGCCACCGACAATGGTCTGGAAAGCAGGGCTGATGAGTTTGAAGATTTCGCCGTTGTCCACGATTGGGTCAAACAGGCCAGCCATCAGCACAGCGACCATGCCAATGATGACAACGCACAGCGTA